AGCGTAAGCCTCATGCCGTGTTCAGTGGTTTTGCCGTTGGATAGATCCTCATACGTCCATATATCTGCCTGGTTAGTCTGGACGATCTGAGGCTCTTGCCCTTCCATCGTGATTTTTAGTTTTGGAAACATGGTTTTCCCCGTTCACTAGGTTTGGTTATGCGTAAGTTACATCGCCCTGGAGTGAAACGGTGCATGTTGCCACGTTTGCGCCATCGAATGTGACATCGAGGGAATCGACCCACATCGCTGCGCCGGTCCAGGTGCCGTTCGCACCGGTGGCAACTTCGACCGCTACGGATGTGCCGGCTGCTGCGCCTGCCTCAAGTGCATCGTAAAGATCGCTGTTTCCGTCGTATAGGAAGTTGATACTCATGGTGCTATTGAGATCCGTCTGCGTGAAGTTTGCTCCACACAAAGTACGGGTGCGAGTCACGGTCGGCGTGGTGGTGATTGTGCCTGTGGTGACCTGGCATGAATAATCTGCGGCTGCCACTTCAACGGTGAACGTGGAACCTGCAATTCCTACTGCTGGCATTTTTACTCCTTCATTGAGACCGAGACGTTTATCTCGGTGGTTAGTACTGTGCCTTGTGCGCCCACGTCCGTAAGCTGAGGCGGCCCCACTAAAGTCACGTTAAAGTGGGAGTTTGTGAGGGCACTGAGAATGTAATCGACGTATTTTTCGGAGTCATTCTGTGCCGCTTTGTTTTGATTCGTTTTTACCGCAAGCAACAATTTCCAGCGCACTTCATACTGCAAATGGCTGGAAATGCGCTCGGGCGTGATCCAAGGAGTATCGGGAATAATGCTCACGCTTGGCGTAGTCGGTGTTGCCGGCACTACGTCATACACGATGAGACCAAGGCCCTGTAATGCCGCGCTGAGCATCCCGCGGGATTCAGTGGTGAGAGCTGTCATCCGATCATCCCATGAACGTCCATGTATGGACCGATGAGGGCGTGAACGCGCTTCGTCATCCACACGGATAAGCGGTAAGGACCAGGTGAATAGTCGGTGGCTACGGCTTGACCGCCTGCAGCGGTACGAGCTTGGAACATTTCAACCGCTACCGATAGGGCTGCTTCTTTGCAGGCTATTGGTTCGTCGTTGTATGCGGCTGGGGTGAGTAGGGCCCCGACCACGGCATCCGCTGCTTCTGCAACGGTGTCATAAGTGCCAGGATCTTGGACGTAATCGAGGTCGAGTACGTCTGCAAGATCTACACCTAGTACGAGTGCCATGGTCGGGGTCCTATTCCGGAAGGGTGTTACGGTGCGACGACTTCGAGGCTAACGATGCCGGCTGGATTAAAGGCCGCTGTGGTCCCGTATCCATAGATGGCAACATCACGACCGAGCAGTGCAACGTTTTCTACGCTGCCCATCATTGGGCCATCTTCGACCCACTTTGCAGTGGTCGTGTTCGACACAATGATTGCGCCTGATGCCAACTGACGATCGTGGATGACTGGCAAACCTGAAACGCTGACGCCAAGGGTGCCAGCGGTTGCGGTGCCCGAAACGTTGAACGTGCCGTAATTGCTTGGGAAGAACGTATCCCAGCCACCGATCTTCTTGTAAACGTCTGATGCAACGATGACGAACTCTGCGCCGCGTCCTGATGCGGTCTGAACATCCACGCTAGCTGCGAAAACTGCTGCACGGAATGCCGTGCCGTCGGTATCAGCTGCAAGGTCGTAGTTCAGTGGAGTTGATGCCAAGAGTGCATCCGCCATAAATGAACCATCGGTGATCAATGCGTATGAGGCAAGCATGATGCGAGCGTGAGCGTCGATGTAGCGCGGTTCTGAACGCTGCAACAATTGGTAGGAAATATCCGAGCCTGCTGCGAAAGTAGCAAGGCTTGCGTTTTCCTTTTTAATGTCGATGCGGACTGAGTTGATCTCGGTCTTTTCGGTTGCCTGCTCCTCGACAATGAGTGCGAGGTCGCCATCAAAGTAAGGCCATGCGATTTCCATACCTGAAGTGCCGGCTGACTGGACACCGAAAGCGGTGATGCCCGGACGACCGAGGTCCACGATGTTCTTAACTTCCATGATCCAGTTTGGTGGAAGAACGCCGGGGTTGTTGGTCGTGATCTGGTCTGCAAGTGCTCGAGCGTCTACGTCACCATTCAGGACGGCCTTGTTGTATTCGCCAAAACTGCGGAACTGTGCAAGTGGGTGAATTGGTTCTGCGACGTGTACGACTGATTGGATTTGGCTGCGGAGTTCTGCGATTGCTTCGCGTGCTTCAATGTCTGCGGAAACCGCTGGGGTCTCCTCGACGGTTTCGACTGACATGTCTTCCTCTCGGATGGTTGCCCCTGCAAGTTTGTAGGCAGGGTTATGGGTTAGAGATACTTCCAAGATTTGTGCAGCTGTGTGCTGCACTGCGGTCTTGGACCGATTCCACACCGATTTGATCGGCTGGAAACCTATGGAGAGGCCTTTGCTGGCCCCATTGCGCCCGAGGATCGCGGCATCGCGGCCCTGAACGGTATCGAGAATATTGAAATCAATGTAGAGACCGTCCGGCTTGTTTTCCGCACCGGTGATGACTCCGATGGGTTCGCCATGACGATATGCGAAAGGCTTGCCGATGACTTGAGCCGGGTCGATGGCGTTCGGTGCGAATGATTCACGGAACGCGCCTAGATCAGTTTCTGATGCGTATGGCACTGCCATGCCGTGGCCGACTGCCACAACATCACCTGGTGCGGCGTCTTCTCGGACCTCGATGATCCATTCAGATTGGGTCTGTGTTGTTTGCATTATGCCTGCCCTTCAATGTCTATATCCATCAAGTCTGGTAGGTCAATAAAATCTCGAGCTTCATCGATGCTAATCACATTCAATGGTAAAAGAGTGTTCACGATCTGGGCCATGTCTCCCACGGATTCCTTGAGGAATACCGACGTATCAAACACAACATGGTGACCGCGTGGAGTCACATCCTGCATTGACAGGCGTTGGCTGATGAGGTTCATCACCGGCCTGAGCGACAAGTCGAGCAACTGGCGGTAGAGGTCTGTGCGGTTCGCATACGTCAGGGCTGAACCTGGAACACCGGCTCCGACCCAAACGGGATCAAGGTTCGCCATGCGAGCAATCTGGGCACCTGATGCCTGTCGCGCTTCGACAAGCTGCATGTCGCGAGCTGAGAATCCATTGACGATGAGGTCAATTGTCGAGTTCAAGTATGCGGTGCTTTTTTGTTGCCGTGATTCTTCCCAAGCATCGAGCAACGCATCAACTTGTGAGCCTGGTAGGTCTGCTCCCGTGTTCTTGAGCGTTGTCACGGGTACGGGATTCATTGCGGCATTGAGTGCGGCCTGTTCTAATGCTGCCGCCGTGTTGATCGCGGTTGCTCCGTAGTTGAGCCATCCGCCTGCGCCAGTGCCATCGAAACGGATATAAGTGCCCATTGGCACGACTACGCCATTCCAATACAAGGTGCCGTATTCGGGGATTTCCTGCATTGGATCGTTAGGGCTGACACTCCACGCCAATTGCCCATAAGGCATGTGCATGATTTCGGACGGGTACCCATCCCATGATCTGGCTGTAACTTTCCAATAAGCCTCGTCATAAACCAGAAGATCGCTAATAGTGCGAGCCATAAGACTGGAGTATGTGGTGACCTTTGACGGCTGGACGAGGAAATTGCGCGCAACGGTCTGATCTTTACCGATGTATTCCTTTAACGGGAACGCGCTGATCGTGTTTGTGTAGGTCTGGAGTGCTTTGGCGAACGCTGGGACCTGCATCGCAACTGGGAGCGTGATCGACTGCCCACGGCTTGCATTGATGAGGCTCAAAAGACTTTGGGACTCACGCACATGGGGGACCGGCTCGGGGGATGCTGGAGCTAGGGACTCAGCAATTGCTCGCTGGCCCCCCACAATGCGGAGTGAACGGGGAATCGCCACACGAGGATTCTATCGTCTATAGCATACGAATGTCACACGGTTGTGATTTGCTGAGTTTATGCGCGTCTGCGTGTCCTAATCATCGCTACTGGTCGAGGGCTCTTTGAGGCTTGAGCGACTGCGAACATGACTGCACGAGCTGCATACACTCCAGAGGTTCCCTGTGGCGCGGATAGTACCCAGCCTTGCTGCCTTCTGGCGATTGTGGATGCCGCGAACTGTTCGAGGAGCATAGGATTCCCATCGTGGGCGAGTCCCTTCCTATCGAACAAGTCCAAGAGGTTTTGTGTAGCTGGGACTGCCTCACGCTGACCGACAAGCCCGTCTATATGTGCTTTTATCCGATCGACATAACCAGGAGTGACATGCAAAGTGATCGAGGGATGTTGTGCCCGTATTGCGGTAATCGCTTCATCTACTTCGCGAATGGTTCGGTAGGTGTGGCACCGAAATACAATTACGCCGGATTCGTCAGTTGCAGCAATTGCGACGGCGTGACCGAGGCCATCGAAGTCCGATTCGACGGCTAGATTCCACATGCCCACTTCGGGCAGCTGCTTGTCGCTGATCGTGTCCTGCCACCACGATGTCTTGAGCCAATGGTTCGCTTTCGTGATCCACATGTTGCAGTATTGCCGCTTGAATTCGTCTGGATTGACGGACTCGAATTGCTGCTCGAGGAATTTGGCGCGTTTCTCTGACCATTCTGGGCTTGCCCATTTCCACGTTTCTGGATTCTCAAAATCCGCATTAGGTGGGGCAGACCATTCCAGCAAAAGGATCGAGCCTGGGTTTTCTTGACCGATTTTTTCCATAGCGCGCTGACGGTACTTAATCATTAGCTGTGAAGTGGAGTCGCCTGCAGTCGAGACGAGATAGCCCTGTGCTTGCTTGCGTTCTAGGAGTGTTGGAGTGATCGATCCCTCGATGACTTCTTCCTTGATCGCCCAAGCCTCATCGGCGAAATACATAGAGATCGAGTAGCCGACACCGGCGGATTCGTTCGCGGCATGGATGAGCCACCGGTCACCGGATGGCAGCGTGATGCCACTAGCTGAGTTTCCCCACTTGACTGCCTTGGCTCCGTATTTTTCGGTGGCCCATAAGCCGGCTGGTCTCATGACTTCCATAGCCGTGTCGCGCTTGTTAGCGATATGAAGGATGGTCTGTTGCTCACCGAATAACTCGGCGTGATGCAAACGCCACATGCAGATCGCTCTAGACAGTACCGATTTTCCTGACTGTCTCCCTACCGTAATCATCACAGTCGGCCAGAGTAGTTGCCCATCCTCATCATGTTCGAGGGCACGTTCAAGCGCGTACTTCTGCCAGCCACGCAATTCAAGCCCCATCGCCTGCTTGATCCACGCTGCAGCACTCTCCCCATGAGATCCCCTGTAAGCCTCATGACGGCCCGTTTCAAGACGGGGAAGGATAAACCCATCCTTGTGGTATTTGGGCGGCACAAGCCCTTCCAAGGCCGTTTCAGGCCCCTTTGGGA